GCCGTCCTCCAGAAGCTTCCGCCAACGGAACGCCCGCGCAAGGGCTTTTACAATGGTGCTGTCTAATCGGGAACGAGGAAGCATCACCACGTTGGCGCCGTCCGGCGCAATCACCAGCTTCCGCCCGCCCCGTCTGCGAATTTGGAGCGGAACCCTTACCGTGACCGTCTGCTTGTCCGGGCTGCTCTTGGCCTTGAGTTTCATGCGGCCCGCCTGGACCCATTGGCGGTGCGCAGATCGCCGAGGAGCGATGTCAGCCCGTCTGTGCGAAGGCTTATGTCGGCACCATCTAGGGTGATGTCGACCCGCTCCACGAGCAGCTGCACGATGCGGGCCTGCTCGGCGGGGAACAGTTCATCCCAGAGCGGATCCAGCCGCTCCAGCGCGTCGCGTACTTCATGCTCTGGAAGGTCGCTCCCCGCCTGCCGTGCGGTGCGCCATGTGGCGACGATGATCTCGGGGGTCCTCAACAGACCGCGCAGTTGCTCGACTACGGCGCTCTCGATCTCGTCGGCGGGAACGCGCCCGATCGGGCATGCGCCGGGACCATGTTTGAGAACCGACTGGCTGACATAATACCGGTAGAGCTTGCCGCCCTTGCGCGTGTGGGTCGGCGACATGGCGCAGCCGGTCGGATCGAAGATGAGGCCCTTCAGCAGGGCAGGCGTCTGCGCCCGCGTACGGGCAGCACGCTGCCTTGGACTTTGGCAAAGAATGCCATGGACCTTGTCCCAAAGCTCCTGGCTGATGATCGCTTTGTGCTCACCCGGATAGGGCGTGCCCTTGTGCACGGCTTGGCCCACGTAGACGCGATTGTTGAGCACCTTATACAAATAGCCTTTGTCGACCAGCTTGCCGCGCTTGCCGGTGATGCCTTCTGCCCTGAGCGATAGCACCAGCGTGGTGGCCGAGCCGATCTTGCTGAAACGTTCGAAAATCATCCGAACGGTAGTTGCCTCGGCTTTATTGACAACGAGCTTGCGGTCTTTGACGTCATAGCCGAGCGGGACGAAGCCACCCATCCACATGCCCTTCTTGCGCGAGGCGGCGAACTTGTCTCGGATGCGCTCGCCGATAACCTCGCGCTCGAACTGGGCGAACGAGAGCAGGATGTTGAGCGTTAGCCGCCCCATGCTGGTGGTCGTGTTGAACGACTGGGTGATGCTGACGAAGGTGACGCTGTTGCGGTCAAAGACTTCGACGAGCTTGGAGAAGTCCATCAGCGCCCGGCTGAGCCGGTCGATCTTGTAGACCACGACCACATCCACACGCTGGGCCTCAATGTCGGCCAGCAGACGCTTCAGCGCGGGGCGCTCCAACGTCGCTCCCGAGATGCCGCCGTCATCGTAGCGGTCGGGGACAAGCAGCCAGCCCTCGGACCTTTGACTGGCAATATAGGCCTCCAGGCCTCCCGTTGCGCGTCGAGCGAGTTGAACTCCTGTTCCAGTCCCTCTTCACTGGACTTGCGGGTGTACACCGCGCAGCGGAGCTTGCGGACGACCAGCTTCTTCATGACGCTGCCTGCCGGTTTTTCAGCCCAAAAAACAGGAGCCCGTTCCAGCGCGTTCCGGTGATCGCGCGCGCGATGGCGGAGAGCGATTTGTAAGGCCGGCCCTGATATTCGAAATCCTCGTCGCGCACGGTGACGCAGTGGTCAGTGCCCTGATATTCCCGAATGAGCCGCGTGCCGGAGATCGGCCGATCACTGGCCGGCCGGCGGCGGCGCGCGGGATCTCCGCCATCGAGGTCCTCGGCGATGGCCTTGAGCCTCTTGATTGTCTCGGGCTTGAGACCCCCATAGGCCAGTTCCTGGATACGGTAGGCCAATCGGCTTTCCAGGAAGCGCCGGTTATAGGGAGGCGGCTCGGCCTCGAACAGTTGGCGCCACTGAGCCTTCAGGTCGGGCGTTGGGGCGGTTTTTAGCGCAGCCAGCCGCGCCAGTACCGAGATCGTCATTGGCCATTCTCCGAGGGAAAACCCTCAGGATGACCGCTCCGGTCAGGCGAGAAGTGAAGCGAACTATCTCCAAAGTCGGCAGATTTTACGCTGGACTTCCGGGCCTGAAGACGCATGAGGCCGGCCGCGAGGATTTCGGCGATTTCATTGAGCGTGTCGGTTCTCGAACCCAGGGTCGCGTACCCCGGCACCTGTTGGTCTTTGTTCCGAGATGCCCTTCCCTTGTAGGTATCGACCACCCCTGCATTCATGGCGTTCTACCGCCAAGCTCGCGCTCATCGCATTCTATCAGCCAGCAGTCGATCTCGTCCTTGTAGTAGTAGACGATGCGAGGGCCACAGCGATGATAGCGGGGTCCGATCCCCTTCATGCGCCATTTCGCAAGCGTCGAACGGCTGAGGTTGAGGTAGTGAGCCGCACTCGCGGCCCTTATCCTTTCGCGTGTATCTAATGGCACGGCTGTTCATCCTGACGATGGTGATTCTTCACTTGCCAGGATGATGACAGAGGCAGTGTCGGGGCGTCAGGCGAAACAAATGCGGTGATTTCCTACCCCGACAGATGGCGGTAGAGCACGTCGATCCGCCAGACTGATCCTCCTTGAGGAACGATAATGCTCAGCGTTCGCGCTACGTTTCACGTGGAACATTGGCATGCGCACGAGCTCTAGTCCCTGCGCGCGCCTTGGGGGGATTCTTTTGTTTGCTCGCCTGCTTACGCCACGGCGCGAATTTCGCCCCCCGCCCGTAGTTGAGGTCGGGGTTGATACCTAACATCTGCAGAAACAGTGGATGGAGAACACAGTAGCGGAAGGCCTTCGTCGGGCTGCGATGGTTACGTTTCACCTCGCGATAGCTGCGTTTGATGCTCTCAGGGCTGCCGAACGCCTCCGTCCTTTCCAAGCCCTCAGAAACACATTCGAAAACCCGGGCTAACGAGTGTCCGATCCACTCGGCCCTTTCCAACTCCTCAGCGAACCGCGGCGACGACGCCATCGAAGTCTTTGAGTAATACGAAATGCTCTCATGGAATATCGGCTGCCTTTCACGAAGGACACAGACCTCGTCCCAGCGCAGCATGTCGATCATGTCCTGACGATATCGAGCTACTGTACCGGTAGCACGCCCTCGCTTTGTCGACTTTTCTCGCTTGAGAAGGTCGCAAAGTAAATCCAAAGCAGCTCTCACGAGCCACTCTGGTACGGCGACTTTGTGCCCGTCGCAATAATGCAGCGCAGCCGGCACCCCCACCATAACGCCGGCCTTCACCATCTTCTCGAAGGTCGCCATTTCCCGCCGGTCGAATTCTTCCAGTGCATAGTTTCGTTCGGTGGGATTGAGCATCGGCGTATTCCTTCACGGTCATTCAGCCAGGACGAATCGTGCTGGGCCAGATTAACGACCAATCACCGCAATCAAAATCACGGTGATCCATGACTCGGAACGATCATCACAATTTTCATAACGATCGTCCCATGAAACACTCGAAGAACCGACCGACTCGAATGAACCAGGCTTTTGATGCATCAGTTTGACAGGCCAAGATTATCTGGCGCGCAGACATCTGCCAGGTTCGGCCGTGGGCATCTCGCTAAGGTCGCAACCCGTCTGCACGAGGATCTGACCTTACTCAATCCTCAGGACCTCGAGGGACCGGTTGCCAACTCGGCGGCCGACTCCTTGTACAAGCAGGTCGCGCGCGCGAAGGCCCGATGGCTCAGACGGATTATGTATGGGACGATCGCGACCTCGACCGAGAAGTGCTTCGCTTATGCCGTCGCTGATCATCTCAACTGCGTGACCCTGGACGCATGGCCCGGTCAGCTTCGAGTGGCGCAATACTTGGGCTTCAAGTCCGTCAAGACGATCCAGCGTGCTGCGGATGGCCTGGAGGAGTTGGAGGTCCTGGTCGTCACATGGACCGGCAGAAATCAATGCCGCTATGCGCCGAAGTTCTTGCCGGCCGACGACGACAAGATTGTCCGCCCGACAGGACAAAGCGGTCCATCCCCAAAGGACAAGGATGTCTGCCAATCCTTATTACTAATCCATATTAATTCATCCGTCCCAAGTAGGAGGCCTTCCGATAACAGTGACTACGAGAAAGACAGTGACTTTCGGTATCGCCGAAGTCAGCGGGGCGGGATCGAAGTCAAGATAGCCGCGATGATGGGAGACGACGGCATGGAGGTGCTGTCTCGCCTGGGCGCGATTGATGATTCGATCATCGAGCGGCTATGCCGGGCTCATGCTGCTGGCGCTCTTGGAGCGCGCGAACTCATCGCCGCGCGACTCGCAGCCGAGCAGGTGCGATAGCCATGGCGAAGCCAAACGTCGCGGGACGAGCTGGACTGTGGCGTCCACGAACTAATCCCGCCGCACACGCCGCACAGCCGCATCCACATTGTGGCGAACATCCGTCGGAAATGATTCGGTGTGATCCGTTCTTCCCAATGTTGCTCAAGCTAGGCAATTGCGATGGCGCTGGTGGAAGGCGTGGCTACCCTGAAGGTTCTCTCAGAGCATCCCCCAGAAGGTCCGAAGGACCGGCAACCAAGGCCACATTGCGTCCGAATGGAATCGTTTGGAATCGATCCGACGATTTCGTTGGTGGCCGATCGACAGTGAGCAGGGAGGAGGGGGGTCTAAGTCTCTACCGACCTGGGGTCGTGTTACCGCAGGGGGCTCACCGAGAGATTTTCCAGGGTTTTCGCGTCAGAAATTTTTGCGAGGGGGGAGGGGGGTCTAAATCTCTGGGGGATTTAGGGGGCCGTTACCGCGCGGGTCTCACGCGCAGATTTTTTTCTTGGGAGAAAACCTTTGATTATTTTTCCCGAAATCAAAGAAATCAAACGGCGCTGCGATGCAGACCCGTATCGAATGCGAATCCGCTCAAGGACTTGGCGCACCTGTCGGCTGCGTCGTCCTCGGCTTCCTTTCGTTTCGGCCCTAATATTTTTCCCGGCCATCCAAACGCTCTCGGTGGGGGGCGGGTCAAATCTCTGGAAGCGTTTCGGGCGGATACCGCGTGGCAGCCACGCGTATTTTTCCGCGAAATTCGGAAATCTTTTTTTGGTCCGTGGCTGTGCGGTCGCGCACGGATTGGCGGAGGTCGATCACTCGATCCCGCTAGGACGCTTCACCGCTCGGCGAACCCAGAAAATCGCCGCGTAATTCAGGGTGGGGGGGGTAGTCGGATGACTGAAGTCTTGGCGGAGAGATCACGATGAGCTCAGCAGCACTGGTCGACCGGAATGATAGGCAGCACGTTGACCGGCTGCGGCTCGAGCACTGGCCGATCGAACGATTGGTGCCGTCACCGCGCAATGCTCGTACCCACAGCGACGGGCAGGTCGCCGAGATCGCCGGCAGCATCCGCACCTTCGGTTTCACGAATCCGATCCTCGTGGGTGAGGACGGGGATGTCATCGCCGGTCACGGCCGGATCGCCGCGGCGCGCCTGCTCGGATTGGTAGACGTCCCGGTGATTCCCATCATCGGGCTGACCGAGGTGCAGCGCCGTCAGTTGATGCTGGCCGATAACCGCATCGCGCTCAATGCCGGCTGGGATGCCGAGTTGCTGAGCCTGGAACTCAAGGACCTGTCGGCCATTGGGGCCGACCTCGGTGCCTTGGGCTTCACCACCCAGGAACTTGCGGCAGCACTCAACCCAATGAGTGGGGATGGGCTGACCGACGAGAACGAGGTGCCCGAGGTCTGCGCGACCGCCGTCACGACTGCCGGGGATATCTGGTGCCTCGGCCCTCATCGCATTGCCTGTGGCGACAGCACCGATAGCGAAGTGGTGAAAGCGCTTCTGGGGGATGTAACCCCAATGCTGATGGTGACCGACCCGCCGTATGGGGTCGAATACGACCCTGAATGGCGCCATCGGGCCGGCGTGAACAAGTCCTCGCGGATTGGTCAAGTTCGCAATGACGAGCGCGCCGACTGGTCGGCATCCTGGGCCCTGTTCCCTGGCCGGATCGCCTATGTGTGGCACGGAGCACTGCATGCCACCACCGTGCAGGAGAGCCTGACCCTGGAAGGCTTCACCATCCGGGCGCAGATCATCTGGGCCAAGGAGCGCTTGGTGATCGGGCGCGGGGATTACCACTGGCAACATGAGCCGTGTTGGTACGCCGTGCGCACCAAGGGCAACTGGACCGGCGACCGCAAGCAGACCACGTTGTGGACCATTCCCAGCGGGGGTCAGGACACCGAAACCATTCACGGCACACAGAAGCCCGTGGAATGCATGCGGCGGCCGATGCTCAACAATTCGAGCCCGGGCCAGGCCGTTTATGAGCCGTTCCTCGGTAGCGGCACGACGCTGATCGCGGCGCAGACCTCGGGCCGGTCCTGCTTCGCCATCGAACTCGATCCGCTCTACGTCGACGTCGCCATCCGGCGCTGGCAGGCATTCACCGGCGACATCGCAACCCTTCTTGGCGATGGCCGTACGTTCGATGCGGTTGCCGCAGAGCACTTGCCCGCGCCCGATGCCGGCTCTGAAGCCGGTGATGACACCAGCCAACAGCCCGAACGACCACCACGTGTCAGCGACGAAGACGCCTGAAGTATGCGTGTTCGTGCCAGCGATCTGGCAGATCTGGAAAATGGAACACTGCAATGCGTGGGCGAAGACCGAAGCCGACACGGCTCAAGATGCTGACCGGCAATCCCGGTAAGCGTCCCCTCAATGAGGACGAGCCGCGGCCGGATGCCAATATCCCGGAATGTCCGCCGGAACTCGGCCCGCTCGCGCAACAGGAGTGGTATCGTCTCGTCGGCGAACTTGCCGCGTTGCGTCTTCTCACCAACCTCGACCGCGCCGCGCTCGCCGCCTATTGCGGTGCCTATGCGCTCTGGGCGGAGTCGACCGAAGCGATCCAGAAATACGGCGCCATGATCAAGTCTCCGACCGGGTTTCCGATCCAGTCGCCCTATCTC